TTGCCCGGTACGTCCGGACGCCCTGGCGTGTCCGTGGTGAAGCCCTCGGCCCCCAAGCCCGTACAGCCCAAGCCTGCCCCGCCTCGGGTCGCTGCACCGCCCGTCGTGGTCGTGCCCCACCCGATCGTGGTCCCCGTGGTCAGCGCCCCTGTGGTGCACCACCACGGGCCTGGCCGGCTGTCGGGGTGGGACGTGCTCGGCATGGTCCTGGCCATGGCCCTGGTGGTCACTGTGCTGTGGCTGGTCGCCCGTCGGTGGTGGGGCTGAGTGCCTGGCTGGCAGGGCAGTGACCGGGCCAGCAGGCTGCCCCGAGACTGGGCCACCCGCCGCCGGTTCGTGATGGACCGGGCCGACTGGCGCTGTCAGTGGATACGCACCGACACGGGCGGACGCTGCCCCGAACTGGCAACGGACTGCGACCACATCACCCCCGGCGACAACCACGACGTGGCCAACTTGCAAGCCCTGTGCGGCTATCACCACGCGGTGAAGTCGGGGCGCGAGGGCCGCGCGGGCAGTGACGCGGACCGGGCCCCTGGTGGCCGATGGTCACGGATGCGTGAGCTTCCGAGGCATCCCGGTTACGCAGGGTAGTGGGGGAGGACTCCCCTCCCTTCCTCCCCTATCGCTACGCCATAGCAGGAACCGGCCCGGCTACGGGTCTGGGACTTCCGATCTGATCTTTCGGTAACCCGCTGTGACCTGGCCTTTCGGCCGGTTGCCCCGGGTGACCCACGCGCGCGTGCACGTAGCGCGCGCACGTGAGCGGCCCTCTGGCGGGCGTACAGCGCCCCCGGGCGGGATTCCTCGGCCGGGCCCCTCAACGGGCCGCAGACGGCCGTACAGGACTCCGCCCGCACCCAAGGAAGGGGGCCGCATGGCTGGCTTCGGGCCCCCGCCCAAGACCAACGCCCGCAGGACCAACGCCGACACGTTCGACCAGGACGTTGCCGAGGTCACCGCGGAATCCGTCGCCGCTCCCGAACTCCCCACGCCCAAGCGTTGGTTGTCGGCCACCCGGACGTGGTGGACCACCTGGTCCGCCGCCCCGCAGGCCGCCGTGTTCGTCGGGACCGACTGGCAACGGCTGGTCATGCTGCTGCCGCTGGTCGACGGCTACCACCGCGAGAAGGACCCGTTGCGCGCCGCCAAGCTGCTGGCCGAGATCCGGCAGAACGAACAGTCCCTCGGTGCAACGCACTTGGACCGACTCCGCGCCCGCATCAAGGTCGCCGGCTCGGCCGAGGGCCCCGGCGAAGCCGTGGGCCAGGGCGCCGAGGTCATCGACCTGGCGGACTACGCCGCCATGTTCGGGGGCGCCTAGTGCAGACCGGCAACCTGCCCTCGGGCCTGCCCGAGCGCACCCTTGGCTGGCACATCATCGCCTGGTGCTCCCGGTACATCCGCCAGCCGGACGGCGAACACGCGGGCCGCCCTTGGCAGTTCACGCGCGAACAGGTCACGTTCGTGCTCTGGTTCTACGCGCTGGACGACGCCGGGAAGTTCGCGTACCGCCGTGCGATCCTCCGCCGCTCCAAGGGCTGGGGGAAAAGTCCCCTCTTGGCTGCCTTGGCCATCGTGGAATTCATCGGCCCGTGCCGACCCGACCCCGGACGATTCGTCCGTGACCCCTTCGGGAATCTCCACCCCGCTGGCCGGGCCGAGAACGCCCCGCACGTCCAGATGGCCGCTGTGTCCGTACAGCAGGCATACAACACCATGGACGCCGTACGCGGAATGTTGGTCGAATCTCCGGCCGTCCGGGATTACAACCTGGATGTCGGTAAGACCGTAATTCAATTCGCTGATGGCAGGCCCGGGAAGATCGAGCCGGTAACGGCATCGAGTGCATCCCTTGAGGGTGCCCGGCCGACATTCGTTGTCGCGGACGAAATCCATCACTGGACGAAATCCACCGGCGGGTTCGCCATGGCCCGAGTGCTGTCCCGAAACCTCGGGAAAAGGCCCGGCGGCATGGCGCGCATGGTCATGACGACCAACGCCCATGCCCCGGGTGAGAACTCGGTGGGCGAGCAGGAATACGACGCGTTCATTGACATCAAGATGGGCAAGGCCCGTCGGACCAATGACGTGTTGTACGACTGCCGCGAGGCGCCGCCGGATGTCGACCTGGCCGACGCGGACCAGCTCCGCGAGGCCCTGCGGGTCGCGTACGGGGATTCGACGTGGGTCGACCTCGGCCGAGTCATGGCCGAGATCTACGACCCCACGTCCGACCCCTCGGAGATGCGCCGCTTCTACCTCAACCACGTGGTCGCCAGTAGCGATTCGTGGTTGGACCCGGCCGAGGTGGACGCCGTGGTCCTGGCCGGCCTCGGTGGTGCCCCGGAGCCTGGCGCCCTGGTGGCGCTCGGGTTCGACGGGTCCAAGTCGGACGACGCCACCTGTGTCATCGGCGTGGACGTGGAGACCGGCCACGCGTGGGTTGTGGGCGTCTGGGAACGCCCGGACGGCCCTGACGCGATCGGCTGGGAGGTTCCCCGGCCCGACGTGGACAAGGCCGTCCGCGACACGTTCGAGAACTTCGACGTGGTGGCGTTCAACGCCGATGTCGCTTTCTGGGAAAGCTACGTCGACCAGTGGGCCGAGGATTTCCGGGAGCACCTTTTCACCAAGGCCAGCCCCAAGCACTCGGTCGCGTTCGACATGCGCAACCGGCTGCGGGATTTCACTCGGGCCGCCGAGGCGACGCACGCCGCCATTGTCGAGGGTGCCCTTTCCATTGAGGACCACCCGTCGCTGATCCGGCATCTCAAGAATGCCAGGCGCCGACCGAACAACTACGGTATCGGATTCGGCAAGCAGTCCCGTGAATCGCCCCACAAGGTGGACGCCGCGGCTGCTTTTGTTCTGGCCCGAGAAGCCCGACGCACGGCCCTTGAGGCCGGAGTCATTGAAAAGAGGGCCCGAAAGGCGCCCGGCACGTTTGTGAGTTTCTAGGGAGTTTCACCTTTTGGCGGGAGCACTTGACGTGCTGCCCGGTGCTCTCGCCATTCGATCGGCGGAGTCTGCCCGGGTTCAGCGAATAGCAAGCGCCCTGCGTGGCGAATTCCGCGAGTCGTACATGCCCAAGACGTACGACCGCGAATACAAGGTAATGCGGGAGCGGGCCATTGCGAATTGGCTCCCCCTGGTGGTCGACGTGACCGCCGAGAACCTGTTCGTGGAGGGGTTCCGCCGTCCCGACCAGGGTGACGACCTGTCCGTCTGGGACATCTGGCAGGCCAACCGCTTGCAGATGCACCAGACCGTGGTGCACCGCAGCGCGCTGGCCTATGGCGTCAGCTACGTCACGGTCCGGCCCGGCGACCCGTTCCCGGTCATCCAGTCGGCGCCGTCGACCAGTTGGACCGTGCACTACGCCGAGCCCGGCGACGAGTGGCCCCTGTGGGCCCTGCGCCGGATGCGTTCGGTGCAGATGTCCGACGACTCGGACGGCACGCTGTTCGAGCTGTGGGACGACGCCACGGTGACGTTCGTCCGGGTGCCCGGCGACGGGTCCAGCCTGGACGACCCCTCGGCCGTCGAGATCCACGAACCGTCGGTCGCCCACGGCCTCGGTGTCTGCCCGGTCGTCCGATTCGTCAACCGTCTGCCGATGGACGACGGCGCGGTCCCGGTCGGCGAAGTCGAGCCGCTGATCCCGATTCAGGAGCGCTTGAACGAGACGACCCTTGGTCTGCTCATGGCGCAGAACTACAGCGCGTTCCGGCAGCGTTGGGCCACCGGCCTGGCGATCCCGCGTGACCCGCAGACCGGCCAGGCCGTCGAACCGTTCTCCGCCGCCGTCAACAGGCTGTGGATGACGGACAGTCCCACCGCGCAGTTCGGCGAGTTCGGCCAGACCGACCTGTCCGGGTTCCTCAACTCGATTGAGGCCGGGGTCCGGGGCATGGCCGCCATTGCCCAGGTGCCCGTGCACACGCTGCTGGGCTCCCTGGTGAACCTTTCCGCGGAAGCCCTGACGGCCGCTCAGGACGGCTTGCGCCACAAGGTGGACGAACGCCGGACCCTGTTCGGGGAGTCGTGGGCGCAGGTTCTACGGCTGGCTGCTGCGGCAGCCGGCGACCTGGCCACGGCCGAGGACACGTCCGCCCGCATCGTGTGGCGTGACACCGAGTCCCGGTCCCTTCCCGCCACCGTGGACGGCCTCGGCAAGGCGGCCCAGATGCTCGGCATTCCGCCCGAGGGCCTGTGGTCGCGTATCCCCGGCGTCACGGCCTCGGACATCGCGTACTGGCGAACCCTCAAGGACAACGCCGCCGTCGCCGGGGCCATGGCCCAGTTCTTCACCGGTTCCCCGGGCGTGGACGGGCCTGTCCCGGCCGCGCAGGGCCTGGCCGCATGACGGCCGCCACCGAGCTGGCACAGGCCCTCACGCGGGCGCACGGCGCCACACAGGGCGGACTCGTCTCCGGCGCCCTACGGCGTGTTCTCACGCTGTGGGGCGTCCTGGACATCGAGAACCTGGACGACTCGTTCGCCGAGTATCTGCGGCTGGCGGAACCGGTGTTGGCCGAGGCCAAACACAACTCGGCCAAGGCAGCAGCCGGTTACTACGACATGCTGCGGGCCGCCGAGGGCGTCCCCGGGACCAGCCAGGCCGGGCGCTTCCTGGCCGACCTGGTGACCTCGGGCGAGATGGAGTTGAGCCTTGGGCCGATCGGCCCGGCCTACATCCGCAAGGCCCTGGACGGGGGCATGACGTTCGAGCAGGCCGCCCGCGCCGCGTGGGTCAAGCAGTCCGGCCAGATGTCACACAGCATCCTCGGCGGTTCCCGGGACACCCTCGCCCACCGCATCGAGCGCGACGACCGCGCCATTGGATTCCAGCGCGCTCCGTTCGACCGGAATTGCTGCGCGTTCTGCGGCGTCCTGGCCAGCCGGGGCGCCGTCTACAAGGCCCGTGGCGCCGCCATCACGGCGAAGAACGGCAAGCGGTACCACACGCATTGCCGTTGCCAGCCGCAGCCCGTGTTCCGGGCCGGTACGCCGCTGTCCGACGCGGGCCAGCGATTCCACAAGCTCTACGCCGACCACGGCGACATCAACGAAGTCCGCCGCCACCTGGACGGCCGGACCACCAAGGCTGAAACGGAGAACGAGAGTGGCGGAAGCGCCGACGACTGAGACCACCCAGGCCCCCGAGGCGACCGCCCCGGAGACCACCCCGGACCCGGCGCCGGCTGCCCCCTCGGGCCCGGCCGTGTCGGCTGCCGAGCTGGAGAGTTACCGGGCGGCCGTCGCCGAGCTCAAGGCCCTCAAGGACGCTCAGCTCAGCGAGCAGGAGCGCGCCCAGCAGGCCGCCAAGGACGCCGCCGACCGGGCCGCCGCAGCAGAGGCCGAGCTTGCCGACCTGCGGGCCGCGCAGACCCGCGCCAAGGTCGCCACCGAGCACGGCCTACCGGCCGCCCTGGCGGATCGCCTCAAGGGCGCCACCGCCGAGGAGCTGGCCGCCGACGCCAAGGCCCTGGCCGACCTGCTCAAGGGCACCGCGACCCCGAACCTGCGGACCCGTCCCACCCCGACCGTTCCGACCGGCGGCGCCGTCGACAGCGGCACCACGGGCGACATCGACCCCATGAAGCTGGCGGCCACCGTGCTGGCCCGCCGCCTCGGCTAAGAAAGGCCCTAACTCCCTTTGGCTGACCACGCTTTCAACCTGGCCAAGGTCTACTCCAAGGCAGCTATCCCGCTGCTCAAGGAACAGCTCGTCCTAGGCCGTCTCGTCTTCCGCGACGCCGAGCGCGATTTCGTCGGCGGTGTCGGCACCGTCGTGAACATCAAGAAGCCCGGCGCGCTGGTCGCGCGAGAGACCACGCTCAAGAACAAGGCGTCCATCACCACGGACACCGTGACCGAGGGCACCACCCCGGTCACCATCGACCGCCACGTGTACTCGGCCGTCGACCTCACCGAGGAGGACGCCAACCTCAACGTCGAGGACTACGCGAGTCAGATCCTTGACCCGCAGGTGCAGGCCGTCGCCGACAAGGTCGAGGCGAACCTTGCCACCGAGATGAACAAGGTTCCGGCGGGCGCCGGTTCCCTGCTGATCGACGCCGCGAACCCGTCCAGCGCCTACAAGGCGATCAAGGACGCGGGTATCGCGTTCGACAAGCGGAAGATCAACCGCACCGGCCGCATCCTGGTCGTCTCGCCGGACATCCTGTCCGTGCTTCTGGAGGACGACAAGATCATCCGGCTGGACGCTGCGGGTGAGGGCGGCGCCCTGCGGGACGCCAACATCGGCCGCCTGTCCGGCTGGAACCTCTTCCTGTCCAACCAGATCAACGGCGCGATCGGCTTCACCAAGGAGGCGTTCGCCCTGGTGGTCCGCGCGCCGCGCAAGCCCGAGGGCGCGACCTTCGCCGCCTCGGCCGACGGCCAGGGCTACGCGCTGCGGTACCTGCGGGACTACAACAGCGACACCCTGACGGACCGTTCCGTGGTGTCCACCCTCATGGGTGTCAGCACCCTGGACAGCAACCGCGCCATCGGCCTGAAGCTCAAGCCCGCCGCGTAACACCCCCGGGGGTCAGTGTGAGATCTCACGCTGGCCCCCGCCGAGTTGGGCGGAGGGCCCCTGTACGCAACCGCTGACGACGTGTCGGCCCGCCGTCCCGTTCCTCTTGGGGACGCCGAGCGGGCCCGGGTGGCGATCCTCTGTGAGGACGCGTCCGCCCTGATCCTGGCCGAGGCTGGCGCCCCGCTGCCCGAGGCCGCCCTACCGGTCGCCAAGGTGCTGACCGTGCGCATGGTCGGCCGGGCGCTGGACAACCCTGGCGGGTTCACCGCCGAGACCATCGGTAGCTACAGCTACCAGCGCGACGCCTCGGCGTCCGCCGGCCTCGGCCTCACCGAGGACGAACGCGCCCAACTCCGGCGCCTGGTGGGCCTGCCGCAGACGGCCAGTCCCAAGCTCGGCCTCGGCTACGACCGGGCCGACCGGCGAACCGTCACGGATGTGGGGTGGCCGGACTGATACCGCCGTCCCTGCTGCCGCACCGCGCGCTGGTCGAGCGGCCCACCCGCAGGACGGACCGGTACGGCGCGTCCGTGGACGACTGGTCCACGTCGACCCGCGCCGAGTACCCCGCGTGGATCGAGGACCAGGGCGCCGAGCTGTTCGGCCGCCCCGCCCCCGGCGGGGTCCGCACAAGCCTGCTGGTCCTTCCCCCGGATGCCGACCTGTCCCTGTCCGACCGCATCACGGTCGACGGCCAGACGTACCAACTCGCCCGCCCCGTACGGCTTGTGCGGACGGCCGCGGGGCCCCACCACGTCGAGGCCGAGCTGACCAACTACGAGGGGGTCAAGCGTGTCTGACGTGCGCGTGGAGATCGACGCCGCATCCCTGGACGCCATCGCCCAGGACCCCGAGATCCTGGCCGTTCTGGTCCGCAAGGCCCAGGAGGTCAAGGCCAAGGCCGTGGCCATCGCGCCGCGCCAATCCGGCGACTACGCGGGCAAGTTCAAACTCCGCTCCGGAGTGAAGAACGGCAAGGCGTACGCGCAGGTCGCCAACACCGACCCCGCCGCGAACGTCATCGAACTCGGCGCCCGGGGCGGCAAGAACCCCAAACACCGCGTGCTCGGCCGGGCCTTGCAGTCCATCCGGGAGGACTAGTTGATCGTCTTCCCCGACGCCGAGGCCCTGGCGCTGGCCCACCTGCGGGGCGCCCTGCCCATCCTGCGGTGCGGCACCGAGCTGCCCGCCGTCGCGGACGGCCGCATGTTCCTGGTGGTCGGCCGGACGGGCGGGTCCATGACCTGGCCCGTACTCGACACCGCCGCCCTTGACCTTGAGGTGTGGGGCCCCGACCGGGCCGAGGCGCACGACGCCCTACAGGCCGCCCTCGGCGCCCTGCTGGCACTCGACAGCCAGCCCGGCCCCATCGCCTCCGTGCGGGTGACTTCCGCCCCGCAATACGCCCCCGACGCCATCACCGGCGAACCGCGCTGGCTGGCGTCCATCGACCTGGCCACGCGGGCGACCCGATCGGAGTAACCCCCTGCCCACCAGCACCACCCCGATGTTCCAGCCCGAGCTAACCCGTGTCGCTACCGGGGGCGCCCTCTACAAGGCCCCGCTCGGCACCCCGCTCCCCGCCGCAGGCGTGGCCACCGACCTGACCAAGTGGACCAGCCTCGGCACCTTCACCGACGACGGCGTGTCCCACGAGTTCTCCGAGGACACCGACGAGATCACGTCCTGGCAGAACGGCGTAGTGCGGACCCTGGTCAAGGGCCGCAAGCTGACCCTCAAGGTGTCCGCCCTGGAGTCCAGCAAGGCCGTCCTAGAGACGTTCTACGGCTCCGCCCTGACGGCCGGTGGAGACTCCAAGTCCGGTGTCCTGGACATCAAGGCGACCGTCAGCCGGCCCCGTGAGACGTACCTGTTCGAGTGGCAGGACGCCGTAGGCCAGATGTGGCGCCTGTACATCGCCGTCGGCCAGGTCAGTGACGTGGAATCGCCCAGCTTCAAGAACACCGAGGCCGTCACGTGGGGGTTCACCCTCTCCGCCCTCGGCAACGCCGGTTCCCTGGCGCAGTGGCAGATCACGGACGCCCCGGTCCTCACTGCGGCCGGGATCACCGTCACCCCGTAACAGGGGTGGCCCCAACTCCCCGAGGCGGCCCCGTGATGCGGGTCCGGGGCCCCTCGGGGTCAGTGTGAGATCTCACGCTGCCGACCCGCAACGACCCGCAGCACCACAGGAGATACCTACTTGAGCAAGCCCAACGGCGCCCGCTACCGCCTGGCCACCCTGCGGCAGAACGCCGCCGCCCGCCTCGGTGGCGACACCATCGAGTTCGAGGCCCCGGACGGCGCCGAGTTCGCCATCCCCGCCCCCGGATTCTGGGACGACGACGTGAAGCTGTGCATCAAGGCTGGTGACGACGTGGGCATGGCCCGCGCTCTACTCGCCGACCGCTACGAGGAGTTCCGCCAGGCCGGTGGCCGCGCGGACGACCTCGGCCTACTGTTCCGCGCCTACGCCGAGGGCCAGGACTCCACCGTGGGGGAATAACGGCGCTCGCCGACTACCTCACCGAGCACTACCCGGACCTGGATGCGGACTTCCGGCGCCTGTACGGGTTCGACCTGCACGCGGACGTGGGCACCCACGCTCTGACGTGGGGCCGCTTCCGGGACCTGCTGGCACGGTTGCCCGCCGACTCCTGCCACGTGCGGGCGCTCTCGGGTGAGGACGTGGGCGAGTGGACCCTTGACCGCCACCTGTTGGCATCTCAGATCGACCACATGCGGTCGACCAATTGGCTTATCGGCGCCCTTCTGGTGGCGCTCGGAGGGGCGAGGAAGAATCCCGTTCCCGAACCGTCTCCTGTTCCCCGCCCCGGGGTGGAGGCGAAGAAGCCGAACGAAAGTCGGGGATTCATGGCGCTGGCCGCCCGAATGGGCCAGCGTCCGCTAATTCGATAGGTGGTGCGCGTGCCCGGTCGGGGTAATGCAATTCGGGCCGGGTCCGCTTACGTTGATATCCGCGCGGGTGACACATCGCATTTGGTCAGCGGTGTCACCGATGCCGCGCGAGAGGCTGGAAACCGGGCCAGCAATGAGCTTGAGTCCACGATGGGCGAGGCTCCCGGAGGAAAGTCCGGTCAGGGGTTCGCCGCCGGTTTCGGCGGAAAGCTCAAGGCCGGAATAGCCGGGGCCGCCCTGGCAGCCGGCGCCCTGCTCGCACAGGGCATCGGGGACGCGCTGGAACACGGCGCGATAAAGAGCCGACTACAGGCCCAGCTAGGCACCACAAACGAGGCCGCGGCCTCGGCCGGAAAGCTCGCCGGAAAGCTCTACTCAAAGGGCATCACCGGCGATTTCCAGACGGCCGCCGACACCATCAAGGCCGTCATGCAGTCCGGCATTGCTCCGCCGGGCGCGACGAACGACCAGCTACAGGCCATCTCCACCAAGGTGGCTGATGTCGCCAGCGTCTTCGACCAGGACCTTGGCGGCGTCACGAACGCCGTCTCGCAGATGCTGCGGACCGGCCTGGCGCCGAATGCCGAGGCCGCCCTTGACGTTCTCACCAAGGGATTCCAGAACGGCGCGAACAAAGCCGACGATCTCGTTGACACGTTCAACGAATACGGCGTCCAGTTCCAAAAGCTCGGCCTTGACGGGCCCGCTGCACTCGGCCTGATATCCCAGGCCGTCCAAGCGGGCGCGAGGGATTCCGATGTAGCGGCTGATGCGCTCAAGGAATTCTCCATCCGGGCAATCGACGGAAGCACGACCACCGCCGCCGGATTCAAGGCGCTCGGCCTGGACGCCGAGGACATGGCCGCGAAGATCGGCCAGGGCGGAAAGACGGCCAGCGACGGCCTTTCCCTGACGCTCCAAAAGCTCAAGGAAATACCCGATCCGGTCGCCCGGTCGCAGGCCGCCGTAGCACTTTTCGGAACTCAGAGCGAAGACCTCGGGGCCGCGCTCTACGCGATGGACCCGAGCAATGCCGTTGCGGCACTCGGGGAAGTCGGCGGCGCCGCCGAGAAGATGGGCAACACCCTTCGGGACAATGCCCAAAGCAAGATCGAGGTTTTCAAGCGCAGCATTTCCGAGGGCATCACGAACGCCGTCGGTGGCTACCTGATCCCGTGGGTTGAGCGTGGCACCTCGGTTGTCGGGTCCGTCCTCGGCCCGGCCTTCACCAAGGGCCGGGAGGTCGCCACCGAGCTGTTCAGCGGCATCGGTTCCGGCTCCGGGATCGTGTCCGAGGTCGGCGGCAAGCTGTCGTCCTTGGCGGACACGGCCAAGGTCTACGTCCTGCCCGCCGTGCAGGGCCTCGGGGACGTGGTGGTCGGCAAGTTGCTGCCCGCGTACCAGTCCGTCGCCTCGGCGGTGAGTTCGGGTTTTCTGCCGCTGTTCCGCACCGTCGGCAGCATCCTGACGGACACCGTGTTCCCCGCCGTGATGCGGGTGTACGGCGCCGTCTACGAGAACTTGACGCCCATCGTGTCGGCTGCCGCCGACGTGATCCGCCAGTACGTCGCCCCCGGCGTCCAGATGCTCGGCGAGAAGCTGACCGAGGTCTACACCAAGGCGCAGCCGGTGATCTCGGTCATCGTGACCGTCACGGAGACCGTCGCCAAGTTCGCCGCGCGCCTGCTCGGCGAGGTCATCCCGCCCGTCCTGCGCTTCGCGGGCGAAGTGCTCGGCAACCTGTTCAACGCCCTTGGCACGGCCATCGGTTGGGTCGGCAACGTCATCGACTGGCTGGTCCGCCTCGGCCGTGGTGTGTCCGATGCGGCGGGAGCTGTCGGCCGGTTCGCCGGCTCTGTCCGCGACCACTTCGAGAGCTTCAAGTCCGCTGTGTCGAACGGCTGTTCCGAGGCCGTCTCGTACGTGACCGGCCTGCCCGGACGGTTCGTCAGCGGCCTGTCCAGCCTCGGCAGCTACCTGGCGCGGGCCGGACGCGACGGCTTCAACGACATGAAGGGCGCCGTAACGGACGGCGCTGGCAAGGTCGTTGAGGAAGCCAAGGCCCTGCCCGGCAAGGTCGCTACGGGCATCGGCAACCTGGGAACGCTGCTGGTCGGCGAGGGCCGCCACGTGGTCGAGGGCCTGTGGCAGGGCATCCAGAACGCCGGTGGCTGGATCAAGGACAAGGTGTCCGGGTTCGTCTCCAACGTGATCCCCGGACCTATCCGGGACGCCCTCGGCATCCATTCCCCGTCCCGCGTCACGGCCGAACTCGGCATGTGGGCAGGTCGGGGCCTGGTGGTCGGCCTTGAGGCCACCGCCCCCGAGATGCGCCGCACCGCCGAGGGATACGCCCTCGGCCTGGCCGACGCCCTCACCACCGGCCCCCGCGCCGTTCCGGCCCTGGCGGTCGGCACCGCCCCCGCCCTGGCGCGCGACGCCATCACCCCCACCGAGGGGGCCAGCGTCAGATCTAACGCTGCCGGGGCCGGGGTCACGGTCAACGTTCGCACCGACGCGGACCCCTACGAGATCGGCCGGGCCATCGCGTGGGACACCCGATACGGAGGGAGGTAACCGCTTGGCAGTGGCCGCCCCGGTCATCACCCTGACCGGCGTCACTGAATCAACCGTCACCATCACCATCACGGCGCCCGTGGCGGGGGCAACCCGCTACGCGGCCCGGGTGGTCGCCCTCGCTGGCGCCCCCGTCGCCCACGACAGCGTGACAAGCCAGTTCACGGGCACCAAGGCCCTGACGCTCGGCAACGACTCGGCGGGCAACGCTGCGGACTACCCGCTGAATGCGGGCACCATCTACCGGGCCGAGGCCAAGGCCGGGGACGCCACCACGTGGGGGCCGTGGTCGGCGCAGGTGGAGTTCACCACCACGGGCAACCCGCCCCCGCCCGTGCCGCTCCCCACCCCCGAGACCGGCGTCACGATGTCGTTCGCCGCCGAGTCGTGGACGGCCCACTACGGTGGCGTCCTGCTCGGCGGTCCCTCGGCCATCGTGCTGCAAGAGGTCACCGGACTGCTCGACGCCCCCGAAGTGCGCGGCACCGACCGGGCCCTGTTGCAGCGCAACGGCCTGGCGACCGGCACGGACTACCTCGGCGGACGCATCGTCCACCTGGCGTTCGTCGTCCTGGACGGCCCCAAGAACGTCGAGGACACCCTTGCGGCGTTCCAGCCCGGCGGCCCGTTGAAGCCCTTCCGGTTCTCCTTTCCCGGCGTCGCCGGGGGCGCTGGCCGGCTGCTGGCCAAGGTCCGCAAGCGGGATGTCCGCCTGGACCAGTCATACGCCTACGGGGGCGTCCGGGTGGCCGTCGAACTCTTTTGCCCGGACCCGCTGTTGTACTCGGATACCGAGGCCACGACGCCGGTCCTGCCTGTCACACCGCGCGGGTCCGTGAAGGTGTTCCCGCTCAAGTTCCCGTTCGGGTTCATGAAGGCGGGCGCCATCGGCATGTCCGCCCCGATCCCCATCACCGTGGCGGGCAACACCCCGACCTGGCCCACCTTCACCGTGACCGGTCCCGTGTCGTCACCGAGCATCATCAACCGGTCCACGTCCGAACGCCTCACGGTGCAAATCGACGTACCGCCCCGCGAGGTGCTGTCCATCGACACCCGCAGCCGCACCGTCCTGTTGAACGGGGCGAGCCGCTACGGGAACCTCACCGCGGATTCCCGGTGGTTCCCTTTCCGCCCCGGCGTCAACGACCTGATCCTTGACGACCTGTTGGGCGACAAGTCCCGTTCCGCAGTGGCGCGCTGGCGCTCTGCCTGGCTCTGAAAGAGGTACCCGCTTGCCTGGCGGACTCCGCGCCCCGCTCTACCTCAACAAGGGGGAGTACAACCCGGCCGACTTCCGGGCGATGCTCACCGACGTACGCGGCACCACCGTGGGCGTCGTCCCCGGGACCACCGCCGATGGCCTCAAGGTCAGTGCGGTGTCCGGCAGTTCCGCGCGCGTCGCGGTAGCCGGCGGCCGGGCCTGGATTCCGGCCAGCACCACGGGCGTACGCAACCCCCGTGAGTGCTTCTACGTCGAACTTCCCTCCCCGGGCGTCGCGTTCAACCTGGCCACCCCGAGCGCCAGCGCCGACCGGTACGACCTGATCGTTGCCCGGGTGTCCACCGACACCGACGCAACGGCGTTCGCCGAGGTACCCCTTGCGAGCTTCGTGCCCGGGGACCTGACCGCCGGATGGACCCTGGACATCGTCAAGGGAACCGACGGCGGCGCCGTCCCCTCGGTGCCGTTCGACAGCTACCTGATCCTGGCCAAGGTCAAGGTCCGCAAGGGCTCAACGTCCCTGTCGGCCGCCGATGTCGAGGACGTGCGGTACACCAGCGCGGGCCAGGGAGACACCACCACCCTGGCGCCCATCCGTACGGCCCCCGGACAGGGCGTCGCCGCCGTGGCGGGCAGTCAGGCCCGGGGCGGACTCATCTACGCCACCGACGAGGACAGGTTGTACGTCAAGGGCGCCACGGACGCCCGGCCGGTGACCTACCGGCCCACCGTGTTCATGAGCTGCACCGGCAAGGGCGCCACCGGCTGGTGGGGCGCAGACGCCCCCGGCGGTGGCAACGGCCGCATGATCATGTTTGACGGCCCCGCCGTCCCGTACGACCGGATCGGCATCCTGTCCTACCAGATGCGCTACTCCTGCCCGCCCGGCCGCGAAGGCTGGACCTCGGCGTGGACGCTCTCCAACGGCACGTTCCAGTGGGAAAGCATGCGCAGCTACACCAACGCGGGCGGCGTCCACTCCGGTACCGCCCAGGTGCAGATCCCCAAGAACACCGCGCTGGCCGTCTACATCTACCTGTACAGCCAGGGCGGCGCCCACCAGTTCGACGAGTGGCAGAGCAACGGCCAGATGACCGTGATCCCCGCCGAGTAGGAGGCCCTTGCAGTACCGCGTCATCTTCGCCGAGTTCCTGTCCGGTCAAGTCTGGGGCGAACTGCCCGTCTCCGATCTCCAGTTCACGCGCACGCTTAACGCCCCCGGCGCCGCCACCATCAAGGTCCCCCTCGCAGCCGGCCCCCTGGACTTTCAGGCCCTCCAACCGTGGCGGGTCCTGGTCTACATCCAGCGGGACGAACAAGTCCTGTGGGGCGGCCCGCTGGTGTCCTACGGCGTCGACCTCGGGGCCGAGGAGGTTACCCTGTCGTGCCTGGGCCTGTGGGCCTACTACCGCCGACGGGTCATCAACTACACCAGCACCCACGCCCAGCGTGACCAAGCGCTGATCGTCCGGACCCTGCTGCGCGACTTCGGCGACGGGACGGGCGCCTACCCCTGGAACACCGGCCCCAAGGCCCTGACCCTGGACGACGCGTTCACCACGGGCGTTCTGCGGGACCGGACGTACTGGCGCCACGAGTGGAAGAACCTCGGCCAGGCCGTCGAGGACATGGCCGCCGTGGCGAACGGGTTCGACTTCCGCATTGACCCTGCCTGGTCCGCCGGACGCCTGATCAACCGGTTCGTCATGACCTACCCGACGACCGGCGAACCCACGTCCGTGGTCCTGGAGCACGGCGCCACCTGCGATGTCACCGCGTTCACCGTGGACGGCTCGAACATCGCCACCGAGGCCACCGCTACCGGGGCCGGGGACGCCGAGGCCCAACTTGCCACCTGGTGGTACGACCTTGAGCACGAGAGCGACGCCAGCCGGCGAATTCCGCGCCTGGCCACTGTCCAGTCACGCACCGACGTGACCGACACGAACACCCTGGCCGGATACGCCCAGCAGGCGATCAGCGAAGGCTCAACCGCCTTGGTGGTACCGGCCGTTCGCCTGTACCCCGACCAGTACCCGACCGCCGGGGACCTGGCCGTCGGCCAGCTGGTCCAAGTACGCGCCACCGTCGCCGGGTGGGCCGCCGTGAACGACACATACAAGATCACCGAAATCACCACGCGTGTCGACAGCAGCGGCGAGGACACCGCGCTGACGCTCGCACCCAAGGGGGTGTTCGATCGTGTCGGCAGCTATGCACGGCCCTAGCCTCGGCGCCGACCTGGCCGCCCTGCGGGCCCGCCTGGACCGGCTGGAGCGCACGCCCGGCCGAGGCGCCCGGGATGAACCCTGCCCGGTCAATTCCTACCCCTGGTGGCCCGGCGGGTCGACCTTCAGCAAGGTGCTTGAGTTCCCCATCGGCGGCGTCAACAACCCGGTCATCCGCTGTGAGTTCTACTACCAGCTTGGTGGCACGGGCGTGGTCGAGTTCCGCCTACGGGACTTCAGCTCGAACGCCACGACTGCCGCATACGCGGCAGGCATCGGCGGGAATCACCGTCTGCGCTGCGACTGGCTGTATCCCATGGGCGACGGGTTCGCCCGCCAGGGCACCACGTGGCGCCGCGTCGAGATGCAGGCCCGCGTAGCCAGCGGATCGCCAACTCTCAACGTCTGGCCCGGAATCACCGTCGGAACACAGCTCTCCGTGGCCACCAGCGCCAGCGCCGCCGGGTTCTACACCATCGACCCCACGTAAGGGGGCCCCGTGGCCGACGGCCATTCGTACACCCTCACCATCGTTCTCCCGGACGCCGACGTACGCGCGATCACCGCCTATTTCACGGGCGTTGACCCTGGCATCGCCGACGAATCCGCGGTGGCCCGCGCGGGAGGGGAGGCCCTGCGCGCTGCCGAGCAGGCCGTTACGGCGCTGCTGCGGCGGGTCGCCGACTACCGCCCCCTGGCCGCCTCGGTCACCGTGCAGAACCCCACCACCGACCCCAACCCCGTCGTGCCGCTCACCGGACCGGCCGACCCTTCCTGACCACACCCCGCCGAGGGCCAGCGTTAGATCTGACGCTGGCCCTTTCGCATGCCCCGAGAGGACCAGAACCCTGGCTACTGGCAACGACCTTGTGCGCGTCGCGTCCGCCGATATCGGCTACCGCGAGGGCCCCAACAACGATTCCAAGTACGGCCGCGCCTACGGCCTCAACTTCAATCCGTACTGCGCAATGGCGGTGTCCCTGTGGGGCCAGGCCATCGGCGAGCGAAGCGCCGTCGGCTGGTTCGCCTACTGCCCGAGCTGGGTCAACTGGTACCGCCAGCGCGGACAGTGGCTCGGCCGCAACGCCTCGGTCGTCCCGGGCGACATCGTGTTCTTCAGTTGGGACGGCGGCCCCACCGCCGACCATGTGGGCGTGGTCCGTGCCGCCTCCACCGGCACCGCCGACGTGCTGACCGTCGAGGCCAACACGTCGTCCGGTCAGGCCGGTTCGCAGAGCAACGGGGACGGCGTGTACGCCCGGACCCGCTCCCGCGCGTACATTCTCGGCTTCGGCCGCCCGGCCTACTCCGGCGGCGCCTCGGCGACAACCGGCCGCCACCGCATCACCAAGGGCCAGACCCTCGGCGGGATCGCCGCCGCCCTCGGCGTCTCGGTCGCCGCGCTGCTCGGCCTCAACCCGGACATCAAGGACCCCAACGTCGTCCGTGAGGGCCAGGAGATCAACGTTCCGGTCAAGCCGACTGCCCCGGGTGGCGGCAACTCGACCACGGGCGGGGGCACTTCCGCCCCGGGCCCGGCCCCGACCCCGCAGCCGGCCCCCGGCCCGGCCCCCAAGCCGCCCAAGCCGAGCGCTGGCCGCTACGTCCCCCCGGCCTACCCGAACGGCATCGCGCCGAACAAGGCCCGGCCCTCGGCCCGACAGCTACAGGCCGCACTCAAGGCGACCGGCTACATGCCCAAGTCCGTTGCAGCGGCGGACAACTACGGCCCCAAGACACAGTCCGCGGTGGCCAAGTGGTTGGACGCCCACCCGGCCTACAAGGAGCGCGGCAAGCGCTACGACCCGTCGATCGGCCCCAAGGGCTGGGCCGCCCTGTTCCGCCAGGCGTACGGCAAGTAAGGACGTGACACCTTGACCGACCAGCCCGATTCCCTCGGCGTCCACATCTCCCCGAGGGAGATCTACGACCAGATCGTCGGCATGCGCGAGGACGTGCGCGGACTCACGCAGACCAGCGAGTCCGTCCGCGCCGAGCTGGCCGACCACGAGGACCGCCTACGCCAGATCGAACGCTGGCGCTACGCCGTCCCGGCCACCGTCGTCATGGGCCTCGGCTCTGCGGTGGCCGAGGCAATCCGCATCGCATCCAAGTAGGGAGCACCACACTGAAGTTCACCGACACCATCAAGGCCAACCCGGTCATGGTCCGCGCCGTCATCGTCGCCGGCCTCTCCGCCCTCGGCGCGTTCGTGCCCGAGCTGGCGGGCATCGAGGGCAACGAGACCGTCATCGGCCTGGCGGTCGCCGCCGTCGCCCTGGTCCTGGGCCGAGGCGCCCACAACCGGGTCACCCCCACGCACGTGGCCGACGCCCGCGAGGAGGCGGCCCTTGTCGCCGGAATGGCGGCCCGCCGGGACATGCTCGGCGACCCCGAGGCCAGGGCTTAACCACCCCCCATCTCCTCCCGTGGCAGACAACCACGGGAGGCAGCAGCATGCGCGGGATCGGAATCATCGGCCGGGCCAGGACCGGCAAGGACACCCTCGGCGAACGCCTGGTGAGCAAGCACGGATACGCCCGGGTCGCGTTCGCCGACAGCCTCAAGGGGGCAGTCCTGCGGGCCAATCCGCTGTTCTCCCTGGACGGGCGGCACGGCCGGGCCCGTATCGCCGACTACGTGGAAGAGTTCGGGTGGGAGCACGCCAAGTCGAACCCCGAGGTGCGCCGCACCTTGCAGGCGTTCGGCCAGAGCATCCGCGACATCGACTCTGGGTTCTGGATTCGCGCCGCCATGCGCCAGGCGCGCAACCTCGGCAAGACCGGGCGCCCGATCGCCATCACGGACGTGCGGTACAAGAACGAGGCCACCGCCCTTGAGGCCGCCGGATTCGTGCTGGTCCACCTCCACCGGCCCGGAGTCACCCGCCTGTCCCACGAGTCCGAGGGTGCCCTTGGGCCCGAGGACGCCCACGTGGCCATCACCAACGACGGCACCCTTGCCGAGCTTCACGCCAAGGCCGACGACATCGCCAGCCGCATGCCATGACACCCGCCCCCGTGGCGCACCCCTGACCGGGTGTGTTGCGGGGGCTTTTTCGCGTTCCGGCCCAGCGTGAGATCTAACGCTGCCACCATGGGGGAACCGGTCCGCACAGATGACCGAGCAGAGTTAGTTGACTAACGCTGCCTGGGTGGTGCAAGATCAGAGCACGCCGCCGGACGGACCGGGGCAAACCGAAGGAAAAGGGGAGGAACCATGGCACCCGACATGGCGACCGTTCGCACCGCGAAGAACGCCGGATACCAGGTGGGTACGGTCGGTACGGGCAAGACGCCGCACGCGATCTACTTCGAAAACGAGCGTCAGGAGATCGAGACGCTGTGCACCGGCAAGGGGGCCGCGCCGCTGCGCAAGGCCAAGCTCGCCGACGCGCTGTGCCGTGCTTGCGGCAGGAAGCTGGCCGCCCTCGCCGAGGCGACCCCGGCCGAGGACGCCAAGGCCGAGCAGCCCACCGAGGCCAAGCCGAAGCGCCGCCGGGCCGCCAAGAAGGCCGAGGACGCCCCCGTGGTCACCGAGCAGGCCCCGGCCGAGCCCGAGGGCCTGTTCCCGGCCGAGGACGCCGCCGTGGCCGAGCAGCCGGCCGAGGACGCCCCGGCCGAGCGCATCACCCCCAACGCCCTGCGGAACGCCTGGTACGGCTACGAGAACCCGGGGGTGGCCATCACCCGCGCCGACATCACTGAGATGCTGGCCGACGTGATGGACCTTGAGTACGACGCCGACGGCGACCCGGCCGAGCACGTGTGGGACCAGCTGGCCGAGCTGGTCAACACGGCCGGTGAGGCGGGCGCGGACAAGTCCGGCCAGCCGATGGACGCGGACAACCTTCCGGCGGCGTACGACCCCGAGAGCCTGCCGACGGTTGTACTGACCAGCGTCACGGACCCCGACCCCGAGAGCACCGAGACTCCCCTTGAGGGCAAGGTCACGTCCCACGTCGAGAGCTACCGCAGCATCAAGGCCGTGGTCGACCTGGTGACCGAGGGCGCCAGCCTGGCCAAGCGGGTGGTCAGCGCGTCCAAGAAGGCCGAGGCCGGTCCGAAGCAGCTCGCCATCATGCAGCACAAGATCAAGCTTGAGATCCCCCGCGACGCCGACGGCTGGCCGGACCTTATGGTCCAGCAGCAGCGCACCCGTGACGCGCTGGCCGACATGTGGACCGAGGCCGGTCTCAAGGTCGTCAAGCCCGCCGCCGGTGAGGAGATGGACCCGGCGTCCAAGGCCGCTCACAAGGTGCGGGGCGCGACCCGGGCGCACGGCAACGACGTGCGGGTCCTGTACCTGCGCGGCGTGATGGACGACGAGGAGCAGCGCGCGAAGTTCCCCGGCGCCGAGACGACGGAGGACCTGTTCAAGGGGTACGGCATCCCGAACGAGACGACCGCCGAGAAGCGGGAGCGCCAGGCCGCCGAGAAGGCGGGCAGGGCAGCGGCCCCGGCCGAGTCGGACGGCGACGACACCGAGGGCGCCGAGGACGGGGGAGAACAGCCCACCCCCGCCGAGAAGCCCCAGGACGGCGCGGCGATGCTCGCCAGCATCCGGGCGGCCCTCGCCTCGGTCGACCTGACCACGGCGACCGAGGGAACGGACCCGCTGGTGGAGCTGTGGGCGATCCGTGACCGGGTGGCCGAGCTGATCGGCCAGGTCGTCCCCGCCGAGAGCGACGCCGAGTAGTCCGGACACCAACAGGCCCCCATCTACCATGACGGTAGGTGGGGGCCTGTTGCTTTACGAGAGGACCCCTGGTGACCGAGCGGCGCCGCGTGATGCTGGACCTGACACGGGATGACCTGACCGGCGCATTGCACTGCGTTCGCGTCGGCGCCGAGCAGTGGGACGACCTGGCCCACGATCCGGCCGTTCCGGAGTACCGCCGAGAGCTGGCCGAGGTGATGGCCGACAGCGCCCGTGAGCTGGCCGAGAGGCTGCGCCGAGCGTGGGCCGAGGGGTTCCCGGTCCCGTAGGCCCCGTACGGCCGTTCTAGCCCCCGTCGCGCCCCTTCCCGGGCGGGCGGGGGCTTTCGCGTGCCCGAGCTGGTGGCCGCCGCCGTTCCGCGGGCGACCGCGTGACCACGCTCGGTGATCTCGGCCCGGCGCCGGCTGGCCCCTTGACCGGCCCCCATCCATCCCCGTGCAAGGCAATCAGCGCCAACCACGGGAGAGTCTTTGGCCGCCATTTCGACCATCATGCGCGGGGGTTCCCGCCTGTACGTGAACCCCGAAACCCGCATCAAGGTGCCCGGCGTCACGTCCATCATCGGCATGCTTCCGCAGGACTTCCTGCGCTACTGGGAAGCCAAGATGGTGGCCGAGGCCGCCGTCAACAACATCGGCTCCCTGGTGGGCCTGGTCCTCAACGACCAGGCCGGGGCGGTCGACTACCTCAAGGGCGCCGCCCGCCGCTACACCCGCCAGCGCGCGGACATCGGCTCTGCCGCTCACGACGTGTTCGAGCGGCTGGCCAGGGGCGAGGACGTGCGCCGCGTCGGCCCGGACATCGAGCCCTACCGCCGCCACTTCGCCGAGTTCCTGGACAAGGTGCAGCCCGAGTTCCTGCGGCTGGAAGACATCGCGTGGAGCGACCAGCACGCCTACGCCGGTTCGTTCGACGCCATCGCCAAGGTGGACGGCGAACTGTGCGTCCTGGACTGGAAGACCAGCAAGGCGACGTACCCCAACGTCGCGTTGCAGCTCACCGCCTACGCCAGGGCGGACAAGATCGTGGACGCCGAGGGCATCGAACACCCCATGCCCGAGATCAACGCCGGGGCCGTCCTGCACGTCACTCCCGAGGCGTGGGCCCTCAAGCCCGTTGAGGTCTCGGACCGGGTGTTCGACCACTTCCTTGCCCTGCGTCAGACGTTCCAGTGGGACCGCGAGATCAGCAAGGAAGTGCTCGGCAAGCCCGTGGCGTCCGGTGGCGCCCTGGTGACCGGCACCGAGCGACGCGCCAAGTAGCCCGCCCCGCAGGGCCTTTACCGGCCCCCATCAACCCCAGTGAGCCGGGGAGCGGCGCGGCAGAGGGCCAGCCGGCCCCGTGGACACGCGCCGCCCCTCGGTGACCAACTCCGCACCCCCAAGCACCACTTAGGAGCACCACCGCTTGTCGACCCTTGCCATTTTCGACACCGACCCCGACGCCCGCCCCAAGGCGAAGTTCACCAGCGACATCGTGGGCAAGTTCCGGTCCGGCATGCTCAACAGCCTCAACCGTCCGGTGTCGCTGCCAAACTGGCGCGTCACGACCGGCGACCCGGACGTTGCCGACACCGTGGCGTCCGCCCTCGGCGGCGAGTCCGAGACGTGGGACACCTCGGGTGAGGACATCTACCAGGTACTCACCGAGTCCCCCTCGGTGGACATCATCGTGGACAACGGCGACGCCATCGACAGCCGCCTGATCCTGTGGGGCCGCTCCGGTCCCATCCACGAGTGCAACGGCGCCGTGTTCCTCGGCCCCGAGGAGGACCAGGGCCAGCCGTGCGGCTGCCCGCCGATGCTGGCCGACCGCAAGGCGTGGGCCAAGTCGGGCCGAGGCCCGGCCCCGTCCATCTCGCTGACCTTCCGCCTGGCCAGTGATCCGCTGCTGGGCAAGTTCAAGTTCACGTCCAGCTCTTGGGAGCTGGCCAAGGTCGCCCACGAGTACGCCGAGGCCCTGGACAAGGTCGGCGGTCCGGCCGTCGTCCGCCTGACCCTGGAACTGGTCGAGTTCCAGACCTCGGCCGGTCAGGACGTGGCGTTCCGCAAGCCCGTCCTCAAGGTCCTCAAGCCGTACGACGGCGACGCCGAGCGCTCGGACCTGTCCCGCGTCGGTTTCTAACGCACCACCAGTGTGAGATCTCACGCTGCCCAAGGGGGCGGGTCGCCATGGCCCGCCCCCTTTCCCATGCCCGTGCAAGGAGAGAGCACTTGGCCAAGAGTCCAGCCACCGACATAGCCGGAGTCCCGATCACTCCCGGCGCCGTGATCGTCTACGCCGCCCGCCTCAACAATCGGGTGCGCCTGGCCGAGGGCGTCGTCACACGCGTGTCCAGCGCCCTGGTGGGCGGGCGCGTCGTCCCGTTTCTGCGCGTGCGCCCAACCGGCAACGAGAGTGGGTTCGTCAAGCGCCGCTGCATGCGCGAGGTGAACATCACGACCGAGCACGTGGCCGTGACCGTCCCCCCGGGCCGGTGACCCCGTGATCTTCCGCGTCACCCCCGAGGACTGCCCACCGCTGGGCCTGCTGCGCACCGCCGGAGTGGGCGACAACATCGTGATCTGGCACGACGCGCGCGGGCGTTCCGACTTTCCCCGTGTTCTGGACGCCGCCATGGTCGGCGCGACCCGGGGCGCCCTGCTGCTGGTCGAGGGCGTGATCCCCGATGGACCGTGAAGCGTTCGGCACCGCCCTGCGGTTCCTGCTCGGCGCCGAGGCCGTCCTACTCGCCCTGCTGCTCGCCCTCGGCATCCACGCCCTGGTCACCACCCTGCGGGACCGAAAGAGGCGCCCATGACCGTGAGTTGGACTGTCCTTACCGCCAACCTGCTGGCCCTGGTCGCCCTGGCCGGCTGCGCCCTGGTGCTGCTCGGCGTGTTCTGCCTGCTGCTGGCCGAGGGCCTGGCGGCCGTCCGCGACGCTTGGCGGTCGCGTGGCCAATGAGTCCAAGCGCAAGGGCACGGCCTGGGAAACCACGGTCCGCGACTTCATCAATGACTCAACTGGCAAGTACCTACCGCCAGTTGAGGGAGAACCGCGCCAGTTCGCCGATTCCGCGGACCCGCACAACTGCAAGCGCCAGACACAGCAAGGCCGGTACGACGTAGGCGACTTGCACGCCTGGCCCGTGGTGATCGAGTGCAAGGCCGAGAAGCGCATCACGCTGCCCGAGTACGTCCGCCAGGCCAACGCCGAGGCCGTGAACGCGGGCATGCCGTTCGGCGTCGCCGTGATCAAGGCGCCCCGCAAGAACGTCAAGGACGGATACGTCGTCACCGACCTGGCCACCTTCGTCCGCATCCTCCGCGCCCTGCGGGAGGCCCCACCCCACCCCTAGGAGAGACACCCCCATGGACATGGACAGCCTGGTCACCCGCCTCGGCGGGGGCGACTTCGAGACCGTGCCGGACGGCGTGGTCGTGCGCTGCCCGGCCCACGACGACAGCCGCCCGTCCCTGCTGCTGGTCCACCACCAGGGCGGCACGGTCGGCATCCACTGCCGAGCCGGCTGCCCGACCTCGGCCGTCCTCACCGCCGCCCGGCTGTCCATGTCCGACCTGTTCAACGTCGCCCCCGGAACCGTGGTCGACTCCGCCCCGGCCGAACGGCCCGACCTGGTGTCCGGCGCCCCGGTCGCCGCCCTGGCCCACTACGTGGACGCCGCCTCGGCCCGCCTGTTCGACTACTCCGCCGAGTGGGCCGCCGCCGCCCGCGCCTACCTGGCCGACCGGTTCGGCGTCGGGGACGAGCTGGCCGCCGAGCTGGAACTTGGCGTGGACGACGCCTCGGACGCCATACCCGCGTTCGCCTACCTGCCCGCCGCGTACACCCGCTACCCCCGCCTGGTCGTCCCCCTGCGCACCTTCAACGGCCTGCCCAAGGGCCTGCAAGGCCGGGACCTCACAGGCCGCTGCCCCAAGCGCTGGCTCTCCCTGGCGAACCCCACAGGGATGCGCTGGACGGCCTACGGCGTCCTCCCTGCCGCCTCGGACGTGGTGATCATCACCGAGGGCCCCGGCGACGGCCTCACCGCCCGCGCGGCCGGGTACGGGGCCGTCGTCATCCGGGGCGCCTCCCTGGCCGCAAGCCCCGAGCTGGCCGCCGAGCTGGCCGAGGGCCTGGCCGGTCGCCGCGTCCTGGTGTCGTCCGACCGGGACGCCGCCGGGTACCGGTTCGCCGCAGCCATCGCCCTGGCCCTGCGCCCCTACGGGTTCGACGTTCACCACCTGGTCCCGCCCGCCTCGGGCATGGACCTGACCGACTGGCGCGGCGTTGCCGTGGACCAGTTCGTCCAGCAGCTCGGCGCCGCCGTCGACTCGGCCCTACCGGTGTCGACGGCCGAGGGGCACGCCGAGCTGGACGCCCACCTTGGCACCGTCATGCCCTCGGCGGACGACGCCGCACACGCCCTGTCCGTCCTGGAACGGACCATGGAACGCTACGGCGCCAGCGACGTTCTGAATGCCCACGCATTGGTGGCGTGGTCGGACGGGAGAATCCGCTACGCCCCCGGCCTCGGATATCACGTGTGGTCCGGGCGGGTGTGGGAGCGCGACGACGTGAAAGTCCGCCAGCTCATCCATTCCATGGGCGCCGCGCTCACCGTGGCCGCCGCAAAGCGCCGCGAGAGCCGCAAGGAACAGGGCCAGGAACCCGAACGGGACTGCCCGATCAGCCGCGCGGCGAAGGGCTTCACCATGAGCCGACGGATCGAAGATCTCATGCGGGAACTCCGGTCCGTCCCCTCGGTCTACGTCGACCCCGACGAATTCGACAACCGGCCCGAACTGCTGACCTTCCGAAACGGCGTCGTGAACCTGCGGACCGGCACCCTGCGTGAGCACCGGAAAACCGACCTGCTGACCGTCTGCCTGCCCTACGACTTTCGCCCGGAAGCGGAATGCAAGCGCTGGCTCCGATTCCTCGGCGAGATCTTCCCGACCTATCCGGAACTCACCGCCTATGTGCGCCGCCTGGTCGGCTACGGCATCACCGGTTCCGTCAACGAGCAGTGTTTCGCCGTGTTGTACGGAAAGGGAGCGAATGGTAAATCCGTATTCACTGACACACTGTCGGATATCTTCTCCGGCATTTCCAAGACTACGCCTTTCGCCACTTTCGAGGAACGCGCCGGAGGCGGAGGAATCCCCAACGACATCGCCGCCTTGAGGGGATCACGCCTGGTCCTGGCCTCGGAAGGTGAGGCCGGCCGCCCGTTGAGCGAGGCAGTCATCAAGCGCGTGACCGGAAAGGACAAGGTCTCGGCGCGATTCCTGCGACAGGAATTCTTCGAATACAAGCCGACGTTCCTGATCCTGCTTGCGACCAACCACAAGCCGCAGGTAAAGGGCCAGGACGACGGCCTTTGGCGCCGCGTGAAAATGATTCCATTCGCTCGGTTCTTCGCGCCGCACGAGCGTGATTACAACCTGTCCGCGGACCTGCTCGCCGAGGCCGAGGGGATCATTGCCTGGGCAGTGCGCGGCGCCGTCGAATGGCACGCCGGGGGATTGCAGGACCCGCCCGTCGTACAGGACTCGACCAGGAATTACCGGGAAACGTCGGACGCTCTGTTCGGCTTCTACCCGGGCACTCTCGTACCCGCCACGGAAAACGACCACATCCGGGGAAGCGACGCATTCAGCGCGTATCTCCAGTGGTGCGAGGCGGAAAACCTCCAGTACCGCGAGCGCTGGACCCGACGCGCTTTCTACACCGCCATGGAAGAACGGGGCGTCCCCCGTAAGCGACTCAGTTTCGGAATGGCACTGGTCGGCGTGAAGCTCGCCGAATCCACGCCAGCCGGCCCCGGCATCTTCGGGGGCGAATAGCAAGGAGAAACACATTGCGGGTCCACCCGTACCGGATCGCCGGTCAGCCGGTAGAAATCCGTGTTGTCGAGACGGCGGAGGACCTGGCCAAGTTCGACGCCTGGTGCACGGCCAAGGCCGAGGCCGGGGCCGTCGTCGGGTTCGACACCGAAACCTCGGGCCTGGACGTGCTCTCGCCCGGCTACCGCTTGAGGCTTTGCCAGTTCGGCGACCTCACCACCGCATGGGTCCTGCCGGTCGAGTACGGCGGCCAGTTCGCTGCCGCCGCCCGCAAGTGGCTGCTCCGCCTGCCGCAACTCACCATCCACAACGCACCGTTCGACTGGCTGGTCTGTGACACGCACCTCGGGGTGAGCCTTGAGGATCTGTACCCGCGCACCGTGGACACCAAGATCCTGGCCACGCTGGTGGACCCCCGCCAGCCCCAAGAGGGCGGCATCGGGACCGGCCTCAAGCCCTTGTCCGCGCACTGGATCGACCCGGCCGCCCCGGATACCCAAGGGGACCTCACGGCCACGTTCCGGGCGCTCAAGCTCACCAAGGCGAACGGCTGGGCCCGAATACCCCTCACGCACCCAACGTACGAGCTGTACGCGGGACTTGACGTCATCCTCGGGTCCTGGCTGCTGGAAGTGATGCGCCGGGTGCACCGAGAGCTGGACATCCGGCCCAAGCTGGTGGAGTACGAACACCGCCTCGCGTTCATCTGCGCGGTGATGCAGCGCCGCGGAATGGTCCTGGACGTGGAGTACGTCCGCCAGCTTGACGAACAACTCCTCGCCGAGGCAGAGGAGTTCGCCCTACTCGCTGCGCGGTTCGGCGTCGACAACATCAACTCGACCACGCAGGTGGCGGATGCCCTGCTCGCCATGGACGAGAAGCTGACCGACCGCACCGCCGGGGGACAGCTCCGCGTCGACAAGGCCGTCCTCCTGGCCCTGGCTGACCGTGACCTGTCGTGGGACCGGCTGGACCTGCGCAAGCCCAACCCCCTGGCCGAGGCCGTCGTCAGGGCCAAGAGGGCGTCCAAGTGGAGATCCGCCTACGCCTCAACGTTCCTGGAAACGATGGACGTTCGGGGACGCGTCCACTGCGACATCCGGCACCAGCAGGCCAGGACAGGACGTATGTCCATCTCCCGGCCGGCTCTCCAGACGCTCCCGTCCGGGGACTGGACGATCCGGCGCGCGCTGCTCGCCGACCCCGGCGAAGTGGTCGTTGCGGTCGACTTCACCGCCGTGGAGATGCGCGTGTTGGCGGCCCTTGCGGACGTGAAGAGAATGAAGGCCGCCATCAAGGCCGGGGCCGATCTCCACGACTACACAGCCGAGTTGGTCTACGGTCCCGGGTTCACCCAGGATCACCGCCGACTGGCCAAGGGCGTGGGACTGGCCACCATCTACGGTGGTGGTGCAGAAACGATTCACCGCCAGACCGGCGCCCCTCTGGACGAAATCCAGTACGCCCGCAAGACGTACGGGCGCGTCTACCCCGAGATCAAGCGAGCGTCCAACGCCTGGCAGCGTGAGGCATTCGCCAACGACATGGTGTTGGTCTCCCCGGTCGGGCGCCGTCTGCCGCTGGACAGGGACCGCACGTACGCGGCAGTCAACTACATGTGCCAGTCAACGGCCCGAGACCTGTTGGGCCAGGCTCTGATCAACATTCAGGATGCTGGCGCGCTGGACCTGTTGCGCCTGCCGATCCACGACGAGGTGGTCCTATCCGCTCCCAAGGCCGAGGCCGAGGAAGTTCGCCGTACCGTCGAAAAGGCCATGACCATGGACCTGTTCGGGGTACGGATCGACGCCAAGGGCAAGGTCGGCGGGAGGAGTTGGGGAACCCTGTACGGCGCGGCAGCGTGACCGGGGCCGAGGACTACCGGACCCTGGCCCGCCGACGGACCAAGGTCCCCCCGGCCGTGACCCCCGAGGCCCTGGCCGACTGGTGGGACGACCTCGGCGCGTACGCCTGTGTCGCCTGCTGGGGGCCGCCGGACCATGCCGACCACATCCAACCCCTGGCCCGAGGGGGTGAGCACAGCGTCTACAACCTGTTGCCGCTGTGCTCACCCTGCAACCTGGCCAAGTCAGACCGTGACCCGTGGGAGTGGCTGCGGGCGGACGTGTTCGGCAGGCGGTGCGGGCAGTGTCAGATCTAACACTGCCACGACCGGCCCTCGGACTTGATCGTCCACAGGATGGGCCCCGGTCCGAGGCTGTCACCAGCGGGTTTTAGGATCTCTTAAGGTGCTACCAGGTCGTCACTCGGCGTAGTTGACGGTGGTTGGTCGGGTCTAAATAACGCTTGTTCAGATCTGAACCACGTGCTTACGTTCTCTCTCGAACGAACGAACGAATTTGGGGGGTGACTCTCTGTGTCCGAGCTTGGCCGCGTCATGCCTTGGGGCCGTATGGCTGTGCGCGCTACCCGCGCCACGCTGCTGCGGCGCCTCGGCGCGTTCTTCCTTGACGCCGCCACTCGCGTTCTGGAGACCGTCCGGCGTGACGCTGGCCGGGCCCGCATCGGCCGGGACGTGATGTTCGCTGCCGTCCGGGTGTACCTGCGGTTCACGCTGTCCAGTTACCCCATGGCGGCCCGCGTTCTGGTGGCCGAGGCCATCGTCAGCGCTGCCCGCTCGGGGGAGGCCCACGCCGCCGCCGAGCTGGTCCGGGTTCGCCGGCTGACCGGCGCCCTGGCCTTTCTCCACGTCCTGGCCGTCCTGCCCTTCCGTGTCGCCGCCCGCACCGTGGCCGTGGCCCGCGCGACCGCCCGCCTGCTGCGGGCCTGTGTGGCGATCCTCGCCCACGCGCTGAGCCAGCGCGGTTCCCTGCCCTCCGGTCGGTCGACGGCGGGCACAGTGGCGTTCTAGCGCCTCTCCTGGCCCCCGTTCGTCCGGCGATCCCGGACGGGCGGGGGCTTTCGCATATCTAGGCACCGGTCGGCGCAGCCGTAGCGCGCGCCGCGCCGCTATCTGGCCTGCCCAAATTCCTTAACTCCCCTTTCACGCGGGGGACTTAGCTCGGCGCGTGCACGGCCCCCGACTGCCGTTCTGCACCCCAAGCCCTGGCATGTCCATGCCCTTTCGGGGTCCCTTTACCGGCCCCCATCAACCCCCGCGACTCAGCCACCGCACCACGGAGCCAAGCCGCGATGACGCACGCCCTGACCTGCCCGAACACCCCCGCCGACGCCGACGACCTGGCCGCCACCGTGGCCGCTGCGCAGGCTGGCGACCCCCACGCCGTCGAGGCCGTCCTTGCCCGCCTTGAGGGCGCCGTCATCGCCCTGGCCCACCAGCGTGCCGAGCGCACCGCCAACGGGATGGCACACCGCGACGACATGGCGCAGGAAGGACGGATGGCCATCCTGGGGGCCCTCAAGGATTACTCTCCGCAGCCGGGCGCCACCTTCACCACGTACGCCATGACCCGCATCAAGAACGCCATCTCTCAGGCCGCGTGGCAGGAGACGACGCCCGGCGTCGACCAGCGCGACGCCCGGACCTACCTGGCCGCCCTGCGGGAGGCCGAGGGGGACCACGACGCCGCCGAGGCCCTTGTCAGGACGCTGCCGGACACCAAGCACCGCCTCTCGCGGGAGTCCGCCCGCGCGGCCCGCCTGGCGTTCGCCCCGCCGGTCGCACTCGACACCATGACCCACGACGACGCCGAGGCCGCGCAGCGAGAGTTCAAGTTCCGGGGCGACCGGGTGAAGTCGCCGCAGGACCGATGGGCCGAGCGCCAAGGCAAGGCTGATGCCTCCCTCGGCCTGGTCCGCGACGACGTGGCCCACGACCAGCACACCCGCGCCGCCCTGGTGAACCGGGTGTTGCTGCCCAAGCTGTCGCCCACCCAGCGCCAGGTGATCGACCACACGTATGGCACCTCGGGCGCCGCCTGGCTGGTCAAGGTGTCCGCCATCGGCATGCGCGGGGCGGACGTGACCCCCGACCTTGAGGCGATAGCGGGGGAGATCGGCACCACCACGGCCGCTGTGAAGGCCCACAAGTCGGCTGGCCTGGCCAAACTCCGGCGCAGCTACGGGGACTTCGAGGACGCCCTTGCCACCGCGGAATCCATCGCCGCCTAAACCGCCCCTCCGCACACGGGAGTTGAACCGTGCCCCGCTACATGACCCCCGAGGACGCCGCCCTAGCCGGCGCGAGCGTGCTCGACCTGGCCGAGGACCCGACCGGCCCGACATGGGCCGCCGACCTACTCGACCCCACCGACGACGACCAGCGCTAGATCTAACACTGCAACAGGAGAGAACCCCATGTCCGTCAAGCTCAACACCCGCACCGTCACCACCATGAACGCCAAGTCCGGCCGCATCACCCTGGTTGCCCCGGAGGGGGACAACAGCGGCGTACTGCTGGCCGCCGCCGCGAACACCCGCCTTGAGCCGGAGCACATGCAGGCACTCGCCGCGTGGCTGACCGCCGAGGCGAACCGGATCACCTCCGAGGCGATGCGCAAGCGCCTTGAGGCCGAGGAGGACGCGAAGGCCGAGGCCGAGCGCAAGCGTGCCGAGACCGAGCGCCAGCGCACCGAGGCGGCCCGGCGCGCGCGTGCCGACATCATCCGCAGCCTTGAGGGCCGGACCGGTCCGTCCTGGCGCTTCTGAGAGGAGCCCGACCGTGAACCTGCCCGAACGCACCGAGTACCGGTTCGAGGACCACCACGTCGACGGGGACGCCCTGGTCCTCAAGGTCGACAAGGACGGGGACGTACTGATCACCACGTACGAGGGAGGGGGAGCGGTCGGCGGGCTCTACCTGCGGCCCGAGGACGTGGACGCCCTGGCCGTGGCCGTCCGCCGCCTCGGTCGGACCGGCGCCGCCCACCGAGCGGCAGCCACCGCCCTGCCTGGCCCCACCGATATACCCCCACCCGTCGACCCCCGTACACCGGAAATGGTCGAGGCCGAAGAATGGGCGGACAAAGCGGCCCGCCGCGCAACCTTCGCCGAGGCCATGATGCCCGCCCCGGGCACCGAGGACCGAGAGCGCGCCTTTATCCGCGCAACCGAAATGCTCGGCCCGTCCAGCTCGGCGGAAAGCCGAATGGAAATGGCCCGATACCTACTCGGACAAAGCCGCTGGACCTAGCGCCCGGCACAGCCGGCCCCCGTCTCTCCGCGTGAGGGTCGGGGGCCGTTTCGTCGTTCCAGAGTGAGATCTCACACTGCCCGAGAGGTGACCATGAGAACTGCCAAGCCTGCCGCAAGTCTTGCAATCGGGGACGTGGTCGGCACCACGGCGCGGCCCGTCGTGCTGGCCGTCCAATTCGAGCGCCGAGATGACAAACGGGTGGTCCTGCTCCGATTCGACAGCACCCCAGGATGGCACCCATACGCCCCTGACCAGGTGTTCTATGTGTGGGAGCGCGCCCATTTCTGAGCCTGTCGGGACCATCCGCGACGCCGCCTGAATGATCGGTTTCAAGTTCGAACCACCTGCATGTTAGCTTTCGGTCGTCGCGTCACTGAGGCAAGGGGGACACCCGTGGTTGCGCTGACGACCGAAGAAGTTTCGGTTCTCCTTACGGCGTACGCGGAAACGCCGGACATTCTGGAGATAGGGCCGGATTACCCGGTCATGCTCTCACTCGTATGCAAAAGGCTGGCGATAATCGACACCGAACCGGACCAAAATGGAATGCGGACCACCCGACTACTCCTGAGTCCCCGCGGCCGTGCCGAAGCTATTCGCCGAAGCGGTAATGCGAATGTGAAAGGTAGGGCAATGAATGCGTAAAGTGTTACCAATTCAAAATGAGCCCTCGGCCTAACCGGTCGGGGGCTCATTTTTCGTTTGGGGCCTAGTCCGACTGCCACCCGGCCGTTGCTGGCGTGCTAGCACGCTGTTACGTTTGCGGCCATGACTCAGCGAAAGCGGCGGGGGGCCGACGGGGTAGCGCCCGGCCGGAGAGACTTCGAGAGGGCACGGGCGATGATCGCCAGCCTCTCCCTACGGGAACTGTGTACCGAGTGGCTGGACGGGCAGATAGCGCCGTCCGCGACCCTTGAGGACTGGCTAGTCGAGGACATGGCACGACGCTGCGGCCAGGCCGCCGTGAGCGACTGGCAGGCCGCCATGCAGGCGGCCGGGAAGCCCATCGACCCGTTCCCGTTCCTGGAGCCGGCCGAGGGCCAGGCCGAGGACGAGTCCGAGCCCGAGTAG